TCCTTAAAGTTTGTCATGTCCCCATGATTCGGGACGCTTGGATAATGTGTGCTGAGAACCTCCGACGGGAAGTCCTCGATCTCAGAAAAGAAAACTGGTTGCCAACCCAATGGCTCCCACGCCACGGAACAGGCTTCAACGCCCGAACAGACTGTTGCGTATCTCATCACTTGTTTTCCGAATCAATCGCTTCATACAGTTCAATAAACTTGGTGATCACGAGCCGTTCGTAGTCGTCGTAAAAATCCTCAGATATTAATTCGTAGGCACACATCTGCGGGAGACTGCGTTGAGTTAAAAAACCCTGATACGCTTTATCAATTTTCTCTATTGTTTCTCTCATTTCTTCCTCCAACTTTTTAAGAACCAAACCACAAACGTGATTTGTGCAAGAACCAAAGACCACCCGACCATGGACATGATTAGGTAGTACGCGGTTGTATCAAAAAAGGTCATTCGATGATGACCTCGTTAACACACTCAGTGAAATCGCGTGGGTATGCTTGAACGTCTGGATGCTCCAACCATTCGCGTACCATCGCGCCAAGTTCCTCGTTTGACTTTTCCTTTAACTTTTCAATAACGGATAAAGACTCGTCGTCCCGCATGTCATTAGTCAATGTGCGCTCTCTGACATGCGAGGTGATGTTTTCATGTAGCCGTGGGCTGAACCAGAATTCTCTGACGTACATCACAGTTCGTCCTCCTGTTCCTCTTCAAAACCATCTGGCTCAAAAGTCTTACCAAGATGTTGCCAAAGCAGTGAGTCATACTTGACCTCGTCAAAAGTTTTACGAGGCAGTTCGATGATCTCAGTAATGTTGAGAACGGCTCCGGTCTCTTCATCCGCTTCGTAATAAATCTCATACGACTTTTCCAACTTATGCTGATAATCCACATGATCAATCTCTTCAGTGTGGATCGCTTTCATTTGCTTAATCATTTGACCTCTACCTCATGCTCCGTTTTTATGGTGACGTAATGCCAATCATAGTCGTCAAACTCATCATTGAATAACCCACATTCTGACTTGAGATATTCCAAGTGTTGTTGGGCTTCTTTCTCTGATGTGTGTGAACAGACATCACGGTCACCGTCAGATTTCGTATGAATAGAAACAACAGCGACAACGTCCCTGATTTCTATGACCTTGAATGAGTATGCGAGGTGAGATGTGTCAGCCATCTTGTAACCTTCGATGAATGACTTGGCTTCACCTAACGTGTCAACAGGCCATTTCGGTTCTCTTGATGGCTCCGCTGATGATACACAGATAGATACTTCAACTCTGTACCTAGGGGCTTGGGTTTGGTTTACCATTACTTATCCTCCAAATCATTAATGAAGTAGTGACATTACACGAGTCCAAAAAAGATATCAAGTGTTTCTGTGTACCAGAATCACGGCACTCGTAACATTTGTTTAAAAGGTCTGTCAGCGAGATGGAGAAAAAATTATTTTTTTTTTTTGAAATTAGGCGTTACGAGCGTTACGGATGTTACGGATTAAAATAAGTTATTGAAAATCCTGGGTAAAAAAAAAATTAACTCGTAACGTTTTGGTTGATTTTCGTAACATCCGTAACGTTTCTTGGCTCTAAAACCATGGTTTTACGATTGCTGCTTAAAATTTATACAACAAAACGGTTGGTTTTTTGACCGAAATGTAACGAGTTTGTATCATTATTTGGCTAGTTAACCCCTTATAGGAGAAATTATGACTAAAAGTGTTACGGCTGAAAGGAAGCTGACGAATCGTCAGAGAGAGTTTTGTAAACTGATAGTCGAAGGTATCTATTCAAATGCGGAGTGCGCTAGAAAAGCGGGGTTCTCTCCTAACGTGGCTCCTAAGACGGCGTCAGTTCTTTTAAACGGCAAAGACTATCCTCATGTAGTTGATCACGTTAAGGAACTGAGAGAGGAAAGAGAACGCCAGTACGGAGTAACTCTGATTGGTCAAATGAAAAGACTGTCTGAGTTGTCAAGAGGTGCTGAAGATGTTGGTCAGTATTCAGCGGCTATCAATGCAGAAAAGATTCGATCCGCGTTGGGTGGATTGACAATCGATAGAAGAGAAACAGTAAACCGAATAGATGATATGACAAGAGAAGAAATCATGGGGAGGTTGGCTGATCTTCAAAAGAGATACCCTCACGTAGTAATTGATGGAGAGTTTAAAGATGTCACGAGGTCCCGAAGCGAACTTTTGGACAGCAATCCGAAAGAAACTACCGAAAAATTGTTACGCTTGGAGGTTGGAGAACAGAGTCTCAGCAGGGATGCCTGACCTTTATATCGTATGGGAATCAATATCGTTTTGGATAGAACTGAAGGTAATTAAAAGTAATAAAGTGAAACTGAGTCCACAACAAATCGCTTGGCATACCTCACACAGTCACGCAGGAGGTCTCTCTTTCATCTTAGCCAAGCACCAAGGGACGGGTAGCTTATATTTATTTGAGAGCCATGAGGCGAGAACCTTGGCCTCTGATGGGGTGTTCCATACTCAAGGTGCTAGGCTCGAGGACATTGAGTCCGTGTTCCAAGCGATCCGCGATCAAGCCGACCAAACCCTGCGACCCTGCGCCCTTTCTCATCAGGCATTTGCCATATAAAAAAAACCCCACCGGAGTGGGGCTGATCTTAGTTTGGAGGACTAAGAAACTGGTATTAATTCTGCGACCCTGCGACCCTGCGTGTCAAGTCCTGCGACCCTGCGTCCTTGTATATATGTATATGATCTTCGCAGCAGAGACCCAGGACGGGGTCCAGGACCCCCGTGGTTGGATTAGTCTAGCCATTCTTCGGCATCTGCTCCGCTGGGCAATCCCAAAGCTTCGGCTATTTCCCACATAGCGTCGCATATGGAATCCCATTCTTTATCGTGAATGTGATCATGCTCTGGGAAAATAGGATCATGCTCTGGAATGCATTTCTCCCTATATTCGTGTAAGGCATTCCAAATAGTATTGAGATTTTGTGCTGGTGTTTTGTGTAACATGCTCATCGCATAACCCCTTAATGGAAACTGTAGGAAACATTCGCCACGTTCGCATCCCAACAGCTTCGGCAATCGAGACACTTGTTACCTTGTGAACTGGCGGGACAAGCTTGTCCAAACGCGGATCGATCCTTGTGAACTGTGGACGTGTGCGCCCATTTATTAGATGCGGCAGAATCGATTTTGGTGGCGCTCATGCGGACAACAACATTGTCAGGCTGTTCGGTGTGCGTGAGCGCATCTTTCCAAATGGCCGGTTCTTTGGATGGTATCCAATGTTTAATCTCTGGAGTCTGTCTACAAACTTCTAGAATGTTGGTTGCCATTTGTACGCTTTGCACGTCGCCGGAATCGAACCAACGGAAGTATCCATTCGTGCAGAATTGGCGCAACTCTTCGACCATCTTCGGTACGAATTCTAAACTGGTCATAAAATCCATACGTCGTTGCATGGCGTTTCTGGTGTTGGGCATTCGGTAGAAACCTTTGAGTGCGTAGCAATCGTGGCATACTGTGCCTTCGATCTCTGCGAGTTTCGATCCCGTTTTGCATGCTCGAGCGTCTAGCGATATAGCCGGACAAGGCATCTTTGACGGGTGTGAAAGTATTTTAGATTTCATTGTTTTAGTCCTCCAAATAAAACTAAATGTATTGTATCACAAGAACTAGTGTAGTCAAACTCTGCGACCCTGCGACCCTATGTTTTTGAGATATGAAAAGAGCCTAGGCATTGCCTGGGCTTTCGTTGCATTGCTGCAGAAAGAGTGGGGCATTACGCCCCACGTATTAACTTTGTTTAACCAAGTACATTGCACCGTCATCGTTGTATACAAACCAATGTCCTGCATCTAGTGTGCATATTGCGTGAACTTTCATCCACGCTGTTTCGCCACAATCGTAGTTCAAAACTTCAACAGTTTTACCCTCAAAAACCACAAAACTGTCAACGAAAGTGAGCCCGCGAGTTTCACCGAACTCTATGTCGTCGGTGACGAACACGTCATGCTCACCGTCACCATAACCGTTGCGGTAGAAAAACTTTGCAGACTCTGTTCTGATGGCTAGTGCGCCACCGTCACAAGCATATGTATACCGTTCCATTATTCGCCCTCCAAATAGGTATCAATTTCAGTTTCGACATTCTCAACACTGTTAGCCCAATCAAGGATGTCATAGTCAGACTCGTCCGTGTTTTCGTAGTAGTCAGAACTAATCTCATCTAGTTTGTTGCGGGCTTCTGCTAGTAAGCCCGATACTTTTTCCAACTCTTTTTTGATATTCATCTTGTGTCCTCCAATTTAAGACACGTAAAGTGTAACACAAGAACTAGTGTAGCGGTAACTTTTTATAGCTGACCGACCGCTAGGATGTTCGCAGCCGCAGCACTCTGCGACTCTGCGACCCTGCTTTTATATATGTGAAGACTTGAGCCCAGGATGATTGTTCACTGGTGTGATAGTTATGGATCGATCCGTACCAGTGAGCAAAAAAAAGCCTCACCGGAGTGAGGCACATAACAGAGGACACTGTTATCCGTAAACGTTCACCTCTACCTCTTGAGGTGTGATTTTTATTTTCATATGTCCGTTTTTACTAAGCATGTTTACCATGGAATTACTAAGGGGTACCCACTCCGAAAAATCGTCACCGCCAACAGCGTCACGGCATTTTTCCCAAAGGTCTTTGGTCTTAGGTGAGAAACCTTGAGCGTAGATGACGTGACACTTTTTCTCGTCCAATTTATCGGACTTAAAAGTTCCAGACATTACATAGATACCGTCATCCTTGACTAGGTGCAAACCAAACTGTGTGGTAGGTTCTCCTCCCTCACAGTTGGGAATGGCACGGTCATGGTTACGCATAAACTCCATCATGCGTGAAAACTCTTTACTCTTAAAGGTTAGCGTTGTCATTTCAAAGCCTCCTCAATCTTAGTAACTGCATCAGGGCTAAAGCCTCCGATGTTCCATTCAGTGATGTGCTCAATGTTGAGACCATCAGCACCACAGTAATTCTTGCCATTCTTCCAATTGTAAAGCGTGGCAACCGTGCCATCTTCAAACTTGAAAGCCCACTCAGCGTCTACTTTGTAAGCGTCACCCTGAGAGTGTGGGTTACCTAGTTTGTCGATAATGTTCTGAAAGGTAGAGGTAGTGTAGCCTTGTAAATGTGAACCACCTATCTCTCTGTCTGTTGCTTGTTTCATTGTTAGTCCTCCAATAAAAGAAGGGCATTCGCCCTTCCATTTAGTCTAGCATTGATGATTCGTAAATCGGAAAGTCATCACCTAGATGCTTTCGTATTACATTTGCGTATGCTTTCGCACCGGCAAGCTTCGCGTCTACGTTTTGGGTAGCGTGTAGGCTTGGATTCCAAAACATCCAACCACCACCATAGTTTTTCTTGAAACCGCAAGCCTTGAAGCTTTTGCCTATCTTAGTGTTGCCATTAACGTAGGCAGTGACCTTGGCGAAACCACAAGGGAAACCGTCACCGTGTTCAGAAAGATATCTTTCTGTTGCAGTCTTTGCCTTGTCCAAGGCTTCATTATGCATTTGTCTAGTTAACATCTTTTGTCCTCCATTTTAAGACAAGTAAAGTGTACCACATAAAACACAAGAATACACAAGTTTTATTTTACTCTGCGACTCTGCGACCCTGCGGTTCTACTTTTTATATGTATCTAGGGTATCTAGGCCGCAGCTGAAATAAAAAAGGGGGTCCAGGACCCCCTTCCAGTTATTCGTGAATGGTGTCTACGTGCTCGAGACCCTCATCTAGTCTCAAGAGTATGCCTTGAAGTCTCGCACTCCACTCTTCTTTATCGGTATCAACGATAGGCATCTTGATAGAATGCAGATCGGGATCGCCTACCTCTACGTACTCGACGTGCCATCCCCTATGGATGATGTTCTGTAGTGTGACGATGTCTTTGTCTGATAAAAAGACATTAGGCTTTCTGTACTGGTCACTCATTGTGGTGTCCTCTTTAGTGAATGAGAATGTAGTGTAGCGTACATAACACTACACTACAACCTGGGTTTTATAGTCTACTAGAGCTAAACATCACTCCTAGTATCCAGAGAGCGATCCCCGCCAGTGACAGACCGAACCCGATCAGTGTGTGTAGGATCGTTAAAGGATTGTCGTCGATATATCCGACTCCACCGAAAACCAAGATAAGTCCTGCGAAGATTAGGAAAGCGAGTGAGAAAGTTTTCATTGTGTCCTCCAATTGTCTGAATCACCGGTGAACGCGCACGTTAATGCTAAGTATTCGTGAGCGTGTTCTAAAGCTTCTTGCTCAGTATCTAATCCGTAGCAGGTAAAACACTCATAATCTACCCATTGATCATTAATTCGGGTTTGTAGGTTAAAAGTCGCGCTCTCGTTCCATTCAATCCGAATGCACTCGCCGTTATGTTCAACTTTCCAATATTTCATTGTGTCCTCCAATGGAGGGGCATAGCCCCTCCGGTTGTTGTTAGCTGTAATCGACTTCTGTTGTACGTGGGTCATGCACAAGGTCTTGCAGGATATCGGCGGCTAACTCCCATGCAGCCGAACCTTTTTCATAGCCCTCAACATCAATTAAACAAAGTGCTTCAAAATAGACATGACCGTCCTCGTATTCTTTGATGTGTCTAAATGTGATAACTAATTCGCTATCTTCTGCACCGGTATAGTTTGGGTAGAAGCCAATGTATTCTTGATCAATATCTCTCATCTTAAAATCGGGGCTGTTGCCAGCCCCGTCTCCCTTAGTTAACCCAATTACGTCCCATGAAGTTGAACTCGACGATGGTGTCGAGGTTGATTGACCGCCACGCTTTCTTGGGGTCTTCACCCTTACGGAGTAGGTCAAGGTCAACCACCGACAGTAACCGCTCACGGTTACCGCGTAATTCACCGCCCGAAAAGAAACGGTTAGCAGATGGTAATACGCAAACCATCTTACGAACGGAGTTATCTTTTTTTAGAAAGGTTACTGAGAAAAAGCGACGGCCTACAGCCTCTTTGATTATTTGCTTGTCGAACATTACTAGCGTCCTCTATTGTGTGGGGTTTTTTGTAGTCCCCGCTAACTACACTTAACAGCATAAAGACTAATGTAAAGTAGTACATTATACATTAGTCTAATATCGTGCAAAAAAGGCCGGTTACTTGGGACTTTTGGAACAGTCGCGGGCGGTAGTCAAAACGGGGTCACCCCTAAAATCGGGCGGTGCTTGTGTATGTGTGCTATATGCGGCTGCTTCAATAATTTCATTGACCGAGAATTTCGTTCCGACCCCCACCCTTAAAAGTCGTGTAGACTTACGTTGGAGTCCCTAGGCCCGAGAAAAAATTACCATGCAAATTCATTTGAACCTTCCAGGTGCGCCGTTCGTAGAGAACACATTGTTTTTGATGGCGCAGTCTGACACGCACCGTTTTTACAATGACCGTGATATTGAGAGATTGATTCTTGCACCAAGGGACCATGGCAAGTTGTTAGTTGCTTATGATGATTTAGCCAACCCGATTGGATTTAGTACGCATGCTTTTTTATCTCCTGAAGCTGAACATGGTTACCTGACGCGGGAGCGCAGGTTGCAGCCTATGGATTTTGCAGGGGAAGATGGTACTCTATGGTACATAGATTTTGCTGCACCGTTCGGAAACTGTATTCATATTATACGGGTGATGCGGAACTGGCATAATAAGAGGTATGGTCCTGGGATGAAGGCTAGGATATACCGGGGTCTTAGAAATCATATAGGAAGTTTAAACGTATGAGTGGCGATCCAGAAGGCAAAGACGACAAAGATTCACCTTTAGGTTTTGATCGTGATGAAGCAGCGGATTATCAAGATCGTGTAGACGAAGCCATGAAAGAGGCTCGTGATCGAGGTGATGATACGGACGAGATTGAGGATTATTTTGATAGAACGGTGGTTCGTGAGCCTCTCATTTCTCCCGCAGATAGAACTCAACGTGATCCCATAGACGTTGCAAAAATAGCAGGTATTCGTGAGTTTGCCCCAACTCCGTTTCCTGGCGCGGATACTCTGGGCGGTCCTCCTTCAGTTACTGAAGAACGTATACGCGGCCTAGATCTTAAAGATGGACGGCTTTTTGATAACCAAGACCTTCGAACGTATGACAGAGGTTTAAACACCTCCATAGGCAGAACGCCTAGAATAGATAGAAAAGGAGGGATTGGCTCTGGTGCTTTGTTTGGAGATGCTGACACCGATATCTTTGAATCTGATTTGAATCAACAGATTCAACAAGCAGCTCAAGCGCAGGGCATGACACAGTATGGATTCAATCCAGCAGAACAAGTTGTTGAAGGAGCTCGATCACAGGTCTATAACGTCGCAAGTGATTTTGATGGAGGTGACGTTGGTGATTTTTCTGAGTTCTTGCCACCTGATGTTCAAGACAAAGAAAGAGAAAGACAGGGAGAGATTAGGAAAGCGGTAGAAGAAGGAAGACCGATCCCTGGAGAAGCAGAAATAGGTCTTCGTAATTTATTACAGCCGCTTGGATTAGCTAGAACTATTATTGAAGATTTTAGCAATAGAGACCAAGAATTTGCTCGTCAGGCGAATCTTGCAGGTAACCAACTACAAACGAATGACCAAGGTCAGATAACAGGGGTGTATAACCCACAGGAAAACATTGTATATACTCCCTCCTCTGTTGGATTGTTTAATATCAAGGGCCAAGAAGAGGCGGCTGGTGATCTTTATAAACTGCAAAGACAGCGTAGGAACGAGGACAGAGAAGCTAGGAACCAAGAGAATGATTCAACATCTATCATTCCACCGTTGATTCCTGAAAGTGCTGTAGCTGAACCGCAACAACCGGATGTCGGGCAGAACGTAATTACTGAAGCCAACTACCAACCACGCGATTCTGTGCAATATGCATACACCGGACTCCCAACTTTGGCTCCAGTATCGTTGCAACCGAGCTTTCGGTCCCCGCAACAGTTCTCTCCAGCGTATGGCCTGAGCGCATTGCGTCGTAGCTGATGTCCTCGACCCTAGAATCTTTGCCTGATGAGGTGCTAAAAGAGATTTTAGCCCTCAAACAGGCAGAAATAAGGATCGCGACCCGCGAAAAAGCGCAAAATCACTTTATGCCCTTCGTGCATCACGTCTATGAGAACTTCATAGAGGGCAGACATCACCGTGTAATCGCGGAAAAACTAGAA